GTCCACGCTGCCGGTGGCGTCGCCGGTGAGCACACCGGTGCCGGTCTCGGTGGCCGAACGCGGCCCGCCGTTGTCCCACTGAATCACCAGGCTGCTGCGCTCAAAGCTCTTGCTGCCCGCCTCCTCGCTCAACGCGCCGTCGCTGTTGATCGGCACATACACCCGCCCGTTGTTCGTCAGCAGCGTGTTGCTGGCGCGCACCGTGGTGACCTCGCTGTGATACTGGATCACGATGCTCGAACCGACATCGGGCAGCGCGCCCAGCGTGACGGTGAGGCTACCGGTGCTGTAACTCAGCGTGCCCACGCCGTGCGAACTGTCGTTGCCCGCCAGGCGGCCGGAGCCGTCGTCGCGCAGCACATACCAGCGGCCTTGCGCCAGGTAGCTCACGTTGAGCGTGCGGCGCACCGGAATGTCTTCCATCACCCGCGTGTAGTTCAGCGACCGGCTCTCGGGCGTGACGCGAATGGCCTGCTGCTCGCTGATCAGGTCGGGCACGGCGGCGGGGGTGAAGGTGACCGTGTGGGTGCCGCCGGATGCGCCCCACAGGTTCGTGCTCAGGGTGACGATGCCGTTGTCGTAGTCCACCGCGCCCACCTGTGCTGCGGCGCTGATCAGGTTGCCGCCGTTGTCGGTGGCGGTCACGCCGCTGCGCTCGATGGTGAGCGATCCGGGGTAGATGGGGCCACCGACGTGCATCTGCGTCGAGGTGGTGAAACCCAGCGTGAGGCTCACGGTGACCGGCCCGCCGGATGGCACCAGCGCGGCGCTCAAGCCGTTGGTGCGCACATCGGCAATCGGCGTCTCGGTCTGCGCACTGGGCACCAGCTGGGTATAGATAGACTGCCCTTTGATTGTGAAATCGCCCAGCGCAGCGGCTTGGGTGAGCGGCACCACGCCCACGTAGGTACCAGCGTCCGCCACCACGGTGTCGCGGGTGATGGTGCTGTTGGCGGCGCGGGTGAACTGGCGGCTGGCCGGGGAGCCTGTGAAGTCGGTGCGCAGCGCATCGCTCAGATCCACCGTGACGATGGCGGCTTGGTAGTCTTTGTCGACGTCGAACGTGAAGGTGCGGATCACAGACGACACGGCGGTGGCGCGCACGTACTGCTCGCGCTGGTTGGGTAGGTTTTCGTTTTGCGTGAGAACGAGGGTCTGGCCGACGTTCGGCACAACATCGGTCGGGCGCTGGAACAGCTGAATCACCCGCTGCCCGGCGATGTGGTTTTCGTAGAGGTAGCCCGCCCACGATGGGCCTTTGTTCAGGTACGCCTCCACCCGGCTGGCGGCCAGCTCGCGGTTGTCGAACGTGTTGTCGGTCTTGAACAGGGTGACACTCACGCGCGGGTCGGCCGGCGGCTCGGCCACGATGATGTTGCCGCCGAAATAGGTGTCGGTGTCGTCGGTCTGCACCGACACATGCACCTTGCGCAAGTTCACCCGGCCGCCCGCGCGGTCAAGCTCGGAGATGTCGGGGAAGATGGCGTTGGACACGCCATCGGCAATCACGTTGCCAGTGGGCGCGCCACCGCCTTCGGGCACGTCGGCCATGACGGCCGATTTGAGGAGCTTTACGTCGCCGGTTTGGATGGGCATGGTTTTGACTGCTGGTGAGGTGGGCGCGCCGCGTTACGGCAGCAGCTCCACGAATTTGAGGGTTAAGGCGTAGAAGTCTTGTTCCTCGGGCTCGGCGTAATCGACGATGGGCTCGGCCTCAATCGCGCCTGCTTGGTGATCCCAAGCCACGGGGTGGGTGGCGCCGTTGCGGGTGAGCGTCATGCGCAGGCCGGGATGACCCGCCCAGGTGTTGAGGGTTTGCAGCGTGCCGCGCTGGCACCAGGCGTAGGTGACATCGCCCGCCAGCGTGATAGGGCGCCCGGTCTGCTTGCGCCATTCGTCCACGATCAGCGCGCCGGTGCTGGTGTATTCGCGCGACTGCTCCACCTGACGGAAAGCGAATTCGTCTGTCCACAGCAGGTGCGCGGGCAGGTCGAGCACCAGCGGTGTGGCGCCCGGGCCTGCGGTGGGGTGTGTGAGGGTGATGGGCATGGGTTATCCGCGCGCGGTCAGTGACGCGCTCTGTAGGGTTCGCATCAGCGCATCGGCTCCCGCCTCGGTGGTTTCCACGTTGCGGGTGTTGCCTTGGGTGTCCACCAGGCGCACGGTGACCGTGCGGCCCGTGACCGGGTTGGCTGGGCCGCTTTGCTGGGTACTGAGCACGCGCTCGCCGGGGCGTTCGGAGCCTTGGCTGGTGGTACCCGAGGGTTTGCTCGGCTCGGCTCTGGGCGTGTTGTCTGCTTGGGCGGCAGACTGGCTTTTCAACCAATCGTCAAAACGCGTCGCGGTATTCCCCCACTGGTTGGCGTCGAACAGCGCGTCGTTGCTGACCTGGCTGGGCTTCATGCCGGCGAGCACTTGGTTGTTGTACTTGATGCTGTCGACCACGGCCTGCACCGCCTTCGCGTCTTCCGGGGTCAGGGTCCCCTTGTTCAGCTTGTCGCGCATCACAAACATGGTGCTGTTGTCCACGGCAGGGCCAGCGAGCCCCTTGCGCTTTTCGGTGTTGCGGTCGATGCGCTCTTCGCGCAGTTTGCGGCCTGCATTGCCAAACACCGCGCCGTCTTGCGCAAGCGCGGCGTCCACGTCTTCGTCGCTCACGCCCTTGAGGTTGCCGCCGCCAGCTGCCTGGTTCTGAATGTCCCTCAGCCTGCGAACCTCGGCGGCGGCAATGTTCGCCGCTTCCCCCAGCAGGCCGTAGTTGCCCGCGGCATCGCCCGCAGCGTCGCCCGCACCCCTGGTGGCGTCGGCAGCCTCCTTCATGGACCGCACGATGGTGCGGCCCGCTTTGTCGGTGGTGTTTTTGAGCGCCTTCAATTCACGCTCCAACCCCGCCACGCTTTCGCCGGCCGCCTTGGCTTCCAAAATCTTCGCCTGTGCCGACTTGATGGACAAATCCAGCGCGGCCACTTTCTGCTTGTAAAGCGGATCGTTGATATTCAGCTCAGCCTTGGACAACTCGATGCCCGCGATCACCGCGTTTTGCTCGGCAATCTGAGTCTCCACTTTCAGGCGGGTGATTTTGATTTCCAGCTCTTTCTGGGCAATGCGCGCCTGGCGGGCGGCGAAGTCGTTGCCGTCAGCCACGGCTTTCGCTTCGGCTGATTTGAGCTGCGCCATTTGCAGGGTCAGGCTCGCTTGCTCCAGGCTGGCGTTCACGCGAATGGCAGCGGTCAGGGCCTCCTGTGCTTTGGTTCGGTCGCGCTCGGCGTCGTTGAGCAGCACGGTGGCGTTCAACACCCGCTTGCGGGCGGCTTCCAGTTCTTTGTCGGTGACCAAGCCAGCAGCGGCTGCTGTCTCAGCCAGCATCAGCGCGGCCCTGGCGCGGTTCAGCTCAATCACGTACTCACCGATGGATGCGCTGTTGTCGCGGTAGGTTTTGGCCGACAGCTCGCGGGTGGTGATTTCTGCCCTCAGTGCGGCGGCGGCGGCGTTGGCGGCGTCGGTCTCGGCCTGGCTGGCGACAATCTTTTTGTCCAGCTCCAGCGTCTGGGTTCTGATCTGCACCTCGTCCAGGCCTCGGGCTTCTGCGCTGGCCAGCAGCTCGGCTTTTTGCGCCACCAGCATGGCGGTTTCGGCGGCTTGGCTGGCGGCCACCTTGTCCAGCGCAGCCGAATAGGACTCAGCAGCCTTGACGCTGGTTTCTTGCACGAGCACCTGATCGCCCGTGAGTTGGGCCAGCTTCACCAGCGTGTCGCCCTGCTCTTTGGTGGCTTTGGCCGTCTTTTGAAAGGCGTCGGTCTGGGCTTCTTGCTGAACCAGCAACTCGGCGGCGGCCACGTTGTATTGCACAATTTTGGCGGCTGCACTCAGGGTGGCATCGGCGGCCAGCGCGGTGCTGATGGCGGTGAGCTTTTGGGCAGCGTCCAGGCTGGTGTTGGCCGCGACCGATGCGGTGACCGACTGCGTGTTGGCGGTCATGGCCGCTGTGGCGTTTTGAACCGGATCGATGAAGTTGTTCAGCGACACCGCCTGCGCGGTCAGACGGGCAGCAGCTTCTTGAGACGCTTGACCAAGCGCCTGCATTGGGTTGGTCAGGGTGACAAGGGCGCCAGCCAAGATGCCGGGGGCTTTGGCCGCCAGCACAATCGCTTCAAACAAAGCGCTCAATCCAAGCGTCACCACCCCCAGCGTGCCACCCAAGGTTTTGAGCGCCAGCATGAGAATGTTGATGGCACCCGCATCGCCTGCGCCTTGCGTGACCTCTGCCAGCACACCCTTCAAGCGCTCAAAAGCAGGCACCAGACCATCGGTCTCGCCCTGCATCGACTTCAAGCCCTCGGTGAAGGGCACGATGAAGTCGCGGGTGGCGAGCTGGCCGCTGCTCACCAGCGTGACCAACTGAGCCTCGGTGATGCCAAACCCCTTGGCGGTCAAGCCGATGGCGCCGGGCAGGCGGTCGCCCAGCTGCTGCCTCAGTTCTTCCATCGACACCACGCCCTTGCTGGCCATTTGGCCCAGCGCGTTAAGCGTGCCGCTGGTGGCATCAACCCCCAAGCCAAGCGAGGCGGTGGCGCTGGTGACGGCTTTAAAAAGGTTGTTGGACTGCTCCAGCGGGATGTTGGCCGAATTCATGGCCGCGCTGAACCGAACAAAGTCTTTGCTGAGCGCGCTGAACGACACGCCAGACTCGCTGCTGCTTTTCTTCAAAAAGTCCAGCTGCTGCGCGGCCAGGCCCGCGTCTTTGTAGACCGCCATGAGGCCTCGGCGCAACTGGTCGCCACCGACGATGGTGGCGAGGAACGCGGCACCCAGCTCCTTGACCTTGTTGATCAGGTAGCCCACGCCGTCGGCCACCACGTTGCCAGCGGTGATCTGGCCCATCGAGTTGGCAAACAGGTCGGCGGCCCGGTCGCCAGCGGTGAGCTGCTGATTGACCGCGCGCAGCTCGCGCTCCAGCGCCTTGATGCGGGCTTCACCGGCTGCAAAGGCAGAGTTCAGCGCAGCGCCGGTGGTGGTGCCGCTGGCTCGCACCGTGTCCATGGCCCCGCGCACCTTGGCAATCTCGTCCCGCAGTTCTTGCGCGCTGCGCACGCCCAGCGTGCCGAAGGCGTTCTTCAGGGTTTGAGCGGCGGCTTGCGCGGCGTCGGCCAGGCGCTTTTGTTCGTCGGCGGCGGCTTGGGTGGCGGCGCGCTGGGCGGCGGCGGCTGCACCGGAAGCGTTCAGACCTTGAATCAGAGCGGCTTGTGCTGCTGCTACGTTGGCGGTGGACACGCCCAGGGCTTGTGCAGCAGCGGCTGCGGCTGCTGCGGCAGCGGTGTTGGTGCGAAGGGCGGCGGCTTCGGCAGCAGCAGCAGCGGCTGCGGCGCGCGATGCGGCTTCCATCTTGGCCGATTGCGCCTCGGCTTTTTTGGCTTCTGCCGTGGATGCGGCCAGTGCAGCGCCCAGGCGTTCGACCTCGGCGCGCTGCGCGATTTTGGCAACCCGCAGGTCTTGCACCTTCTGCCGATAGGCGTCTGAGTTCTTGCCAGCGGCATCGGTGGTGGCGGTCAGCGTGGCCAGCGCATCTCGGCTGGCGTTCAGCGCGGTTCTGGCGGCGTTGTATTCGGTGCTGAGCCGTTGCTGTGAGGCGGCGGCGGTGGCGGCGGCATTGGCCAGCGGGGTGAGCTTGGTGTTGAGTTCGGCGGCGGCTGTGGATGCGGCCTGCTGCCTGAGCGTGAGTTGCGCGGTCTCTTCGGTGAGCTTCTGAAACGCGGTCAGGGCCGTGGCCTGCTGACCGAGCTTGTTGACCTCATCGGCCAGTTGCTTGAATTCGGGCGCGGCTTTGCCACCCTCGGCCGCCAGCGCGTTGATGCTGGTTTCGAGCTTCTTGATTTCTTCGACACCCAGCGTTTGCAC